AAACACTTCGGCTGGGGGCCGACCGACGTCCGAGAGCTGACCGTTCCGGCGCTCTGGTGGTGGCTCGACGGTCTCGGCGAACTGGCCGAGACCATGAAGGCGCGCAGCGCCAAGGGGTGAGCGGTGGCGACGTATCCCGTAGCAGTCGAGGTCAAGGCGAAGGACACCGCGTCTGCGGTGATCGGCCGCTCGGCTCGCAAGATCGGGGCGTCGCTCGCCAGCATGCGGGCCAATGCGACGAGCGCGAGCTCGGCCATCACAAGCGCGGCCGGCAGTATCCGAGAGGCGACGGGCCGGGCCGCTCTCGTCGGGATCGGCGCCATTGGCGCGGGCCTCGTCGGGGCAGGCATCGCGGCCAAGACCTGGGCGCAAGAGACGCTCGAGGCCGGCGACGAGCTGGCCACGTTCGCGGCCAAGACAGGGCTGTCGGTCGAAGCAATCCAGGAGTGGCGCAGCGCGGCGCAGCGCAGCGACGTCGAGATCGGAACCTTCAACGGCTCGGTGCAGACTTTCGCCCGGCAAATGGCGCTCGCTCGCGAGGGGACGGGCAAGCTGGCTTCGGGGCTCAAGAAAGTCTCGAAGCCCCTGCTCGACCAGCTCAAGGCCACGACGTCGACCGAGCAGGCGCTCGAGCTCTACATCAGCGCGATGGAACAGGTGGAAGACCCCGCGAAGCGGGCGGCCCTGGCCAGCATGGCGTTCGGCGGGGCCGGCAAAGACATGGCACTGCTCGCCGTCACGGGCTCCGAAGGGGTCAAGAAGTTGCGGCAGGAGATGCGTGCCGCAGGCGTCATGACCACCGAGCAGGCAAACCGGATGGGCGCGCTGGACGATCAGATGATCGTCCTGAACGACCGCTACAACACGGTCAAGCGCACGGTCGGGACGGCGTTCCTCGAAGCGATCACGCCGCACCTGGCGTCGCTCGCGAGCTGGGCCGAAGCGAACCAAGAAGTGATCGCGCAGAACGTGGGCGGGGCGGTCGACTACCTCGGCGATGCGTTCTCGCGTATCGACTGGGACGCTATCGCGAGCGGCGCTCGCTCGGTGAAGGAAATCTTCGACGGGCTCTATGGCGTCGTGACCGACGTCAAGGAGGCGATCGATCTACTGCCTCAGTTCGGGGAGGACATCGGGACGAAAGCAGCCGACTGGGCTGATGAGCGAGCGTTCCGAAACGAGCAAGCTCGCATCGGTCGCCTTGTGCCAGATGCGCAGGAAGAAGTTGACCGCACGGCGAACCGAGCCGAGGCGCTCGTCAATCTGCAGAAGTTCGGCATGGCTAGCCCTGTCGCCGTCTACTCGGCGCAGCTTGCAGCGCAGGGCGCACAGAAGGAGCTTGATACGCTGCTCGAGGAAAATCGCGCCAACGAGTCGCGATACCGGGGGCAGCGCTCGGGTATGTACAACATCCCCGTTCAGGGCGCCGGCTTCTTCGACCGCAGCATGGAAGCGCTGAACGCCCCGCGCACGGCGGCCGAGCGCCTGAACGCGCTCCCGTACGGTCTAGGCCAGGTGCACTCGGCGGGCCCGCCGGCGCCGCCGCAGGAGATCACGATCAAGGTCGAATCCGAGCCGGGCACGAATGCCGAGATCACGCAGAAGCCGAAGGCGAGCAACGTCAAAGCCGGCGTTCGCAAGATCGGGACGGGGGCACTCTAATGGCCTGGACGGACAGCCTACGGGCGGCGTCGTTCCGCGGCGTGCCCTTCGAGGTCGAGACCGAGGGACTGTCGGGCGGTCGTCGCGTCGGGGTTCACGAGACCCCGGGCGGTGACCTGGCGGTGACCGAAGACCTCGGTCGACGGACGCGCGCCATCAGCGTCGAGGCCTATGTGATCGGGGACGACGCGGCGGGCCAGTCGGTCGCGCTGCTCGAGGCGCTCGAGGCCGAGGGGCCGGGGACGCTGGTGCACCCGGTATACGGCGAGATCCGAGTCAATCTGACGGAGTACCGGCAGGTTGATAGCTGGGACAACGGGAACGTGATCCTGTTCTCGCTGAGCTTCGTCGAGGCGGGCGAGCTATCGTTCGTAACGCTCGACACGGGCTCGGCGCTCGACGACGCGATCGACGCGATGGACGCGGCGACGCTGGCCGAGGTGATCGAGCAGCTCGACTCGGACGGGTACGGTCTCGGCGTGCTCGACGCGGCCATCGCCGCTATCGACGACGTGCTCGGTGAGATCGAGACCATCGCGTCGACGCCCATGGCGGTCGTCGAAGACGTCTCCGATGTCGTGTCCGAAGCGCAAGATCTCCGGGCCCGGGTCGAAGACCTGGCCGGCGCGCCCGAAGAGTTCGCCGCGGCGGTGCAGTCGCTCATGGTTCGGGTCGGGAACCTGCTAGGCCTGCGGCGCTTGGCGTCGGGGGCGGGCGATGCGTACGTCTCGCCGACGCCCGCCACGACGGACAGCGAGCGGATCGCGACGGTCGACTATGCAGCCCGGCGGGCGCAATGCCGGTACGCGCTCACGGCGGGGTGCGCCTTCATCCGGGACGCCGAGCTGTCGGTGTACGACGACGCCATTGCGGATCGCGATGCGATCGCCGCTCTGATCGCCGCCGAGGAGGAGGAGGCCGACGCAGAGACGGCTGACACGCTCCGGGCGCTCCGGACGGCGCTCATCCAAGACGTGACGCGGCGGGTCGCGGGCCTGCCTCGGGTGACCGAGTACACGCCCCGCGGCGTGGTGCCGGTGACGCTCATCGCCTGGGAGCTCTACGGCGACGCCGAGCGGACGACCGAGGTCGTCGATCGCAACGACATCATTCATCCTCTGTTCGCGCCGGTTCGGACGCTTTCGGTGCTGACCCGATGACCGAGCTGGCGAAACACGACGTCCAGCTCGAGGTCGGGGGCCGGTCCTACTCGGGCTGGTCGTCGGTCGAGATCACGCGCTCGCTCGAGCGGGTGGGCTGGCCGTTCTCGCTCGAGCTCTACCAGGGCGCGAGCGCGAGCGACCCGGTGGTGATCCGGCCGCAGTCATCGTGTGTCGTGCGCATCGACCGGCAGGCCGTGATCACGGGCTACGTTGACGACGTGTCGATCAACGTGCGTGGCGACGGAATCGAGATGCCGGTCTCTGGGCGCAGCAAGACGAGCGACCTGGTCGACTGCCATCCGGATCCGGACGGCAAGCGCCGCTGGTCGTCGGTCAAGGTCGAGTCCCTCGCGGCCGAGCTCGCCGCCGAGTACGGGGTCGACGTCGTCACCGACGTGGCGACCGGCGCTCCGCTCGAGCGGTTCGCGTTGCAGCTCGGGGAGACGGTCTACGATGCGATCGAGCGGGCGTGCGGGCTGCGCCAGCTCCTGGTGTGCGATGACGAGCGGGGCCGGCTGCTCATCACGCGGGCGGGGTCCGAGCGGATCCCGGGCGCGCTCGTCTACGGCTCGAACCTCATCTCGGTCTCGTGCCGGTTCTCGGGCGCGGACCGATTCTCTGAGTACGTGTGTCGCGGACAGCGGGCCGGGACGGCGACCATCGACGCGGACGCGGCCCAGCTCGTCAACGGGACGGCCACCGACAACGTGAGCCGGCATCGACGCCTGGTGCTGCAGCCCGACGGGCGCACCGACGCTGCGGCGTGCAAGGCGCGGGCAGAGTGGGAGATGCTGACCCGATGGGGCCGGTCGACGTCGATCACCGCCGTGGTGCCGGGCTGGCTCACGAGCGAGGGGGCGGTCTGGGCAATCAACCAGGTCGTTCGCGTTCGGGTGCCTCCCGCGCTCATCGATGACGACTTCCTCATCGTCGAGGCGCGGCTCTCCCGCGACCTGACGGGCACGCGTACCGAGCTGACGCTGCAGCCGCCCGAGGCGTTCGCGCAGTACGCTCCGCCGGGCCGCGGCCGACGCCGAGGGGCTCGGGCCGAGAAGGGGCTTTGGCTCGACGCGGCCGGCGTCGCAGTCGCCCAGCAACGCGCGGAGGCGAACCGATGAGCGCCGCGGCCCGACTGCTCGGCATGATTCGGCGCGGCGTGCTCACGTCGAGCCGACTGGTGGACGGTGCGTTGCGCCTGGTCCAGGCGAGAGTCGGCGGGACGACGGTCGATGACGTGGAGCTCATGGAGCCCTACGGCCTGGCGGCGGTGGCGCCGGCCGGCGCCGATGTGGTCATCGTCCACGCGGGCGCCGACGAGTCGCACCCTCTGGCGCTCGCGACGTCGCATCGGTCGCACCGGCCGAGCGGCCTGACGGCAGGCCAGGTCGCGCTGTACGACTCGACGGGCAAGGTCGTGACCCTCTCGACCTCGGGCATTCAGCTCGGCACCAGCGCGAGCAAGGGCGTCGCCCGCAACACCGACACGGTGAGCGTGACCATTCCCGCCAACACGGTGGCCGTCGGATTCTCGGGCGGGGCGGCCGTCATGAACGCGTTACCGATCACACTGACAGGCACGATCACGAGCGGCAGCGCGACGGTCAAGGCGGTGGACTAGTGGGCACGACCTACACGGTGGGGCCGTCTGGCCGAAACTACACGACAATCCAAGCGGCGATCCAAGCGTGCCGAACGACGGCGACGAGCCGCGCCGACATGGATCGGATCGTCGTCGACGGCGGGACGTACACCGAGGCGCTCGACACGCAGAAGGTGACCGACGGGTATTGGGGTGTCGTGTGCGTCATCGAGGCAGCCGACCCGGACAATAAGCCCATCATCGCCTCAACCGGCGCGACGACCGCGATCAACTGCGGGAGCTATCGCGCGTTTTCGAGCGCGGCCGGTGAGCTCACGCTGCGAAACCTCAAATTCTCGGGCTGGACCAACGCATCGCTCGGCGTGATCCGGCAGCTGAACGACGGGATCGTGATCGACGGGTGCGAGTTCGAAGGCAACACGGGCCGCGCGTGCATCGTAAACCTGGGCAGCTTCTCCAACCGCTGGTCGAAGTTCATCAACTGCAAGGTGCGCACGTCGGGATCGTCGGGCAGCGGATCCAAAGGGATCGTGCTGACGTACGGCAGTCTGACCGAGGTGTACAACAACGACGTCGTGTGCCCGACGAACGTGCAGTTCCACTCGGGCGATGCGCTGCTCGTGGCGCACAACTCCGTTTCGGGCACCTGGAACACGGGGGGCAACTGCAAGGTCATCGCGGGCAACATCACGACGGCTCGCGGCAACCTGATCAAGAACCTCGGCACGGGCGGCTCGCACGCCGTGGACGCTGGCTCTGGGACCTACGTCGAAAACATTGCTCACGGCACGTTCACGACGCGGTTCGCCGGAACGGACGGGGGCAGTAACCAGAACGCCGACCCTCTCTTCGTCGACGCGGCGGGCGGCGATCTGACGCTGGAGCTCACGAGCCCCGCGATCCGGTCGCTCAGTCGAAACGCGACGGTGCTCCTCGACTACGAAGGCGACTCGCGCAGCGACCCGACCGACGCGGGCGCCTACGAGATGGTGCTCGACGTGGTGCCCCCGACGGTCACGCGCGCTCGCATGACCAGCAAGACCACCATCGAGATCACGTTCTCCGAAGACGTCGACGAGGCCTCGGCCGAGACGGCGGGGAACTACACCCTGGCTCCGGGGGTGTCGTTCACGGCGACGCTGACGGACACCGATACGGTGGTGCTCACACTGACCCCGGGCGTCGACGCGGTGCGGCTCACGGTCGATAACGTCGAGGACCTCGCCGGCAATGCGATGGCGGCGGCCTACTCGACCGAGCTGGGCTACGCGCTCTCGGACGGATCGGCAGACCTCCCCATCGGCGTCACGGCGTCGGGCGCGGCGGTCGACTACCTGCGGACGTGGGATCCGATGCCGAGCGGCGTCGGGTCCGAGATGACGATCGAGCGGCTCGTCTTCGTGTCGCTGATGAGCGACGCGCGCATCAACGCCGACGAGACGCCGGTCGATGGGACGGGCGACCGCCGGGGATGGTGGGGTGACACGTACGCCGACCGTCCGGACAACACCGGGTCTCGGCTGTGGCATCTGCTCTCTCGAGCGGGCGTGCAGGCCCGCGAGTTCGAAGACGCGACGAGAGCGGCGCTGCAATGGATGATCACTGATCGGCTGTGCAGTGGTATCGTGCCTGTGGCGACCATCCGAGCGAACCGGGTCTCGATCACGGTTGAGATCACGTTGAGCTCGGGCGAGCTGCTCACGATCCCGTTCCCGAACCTCTGGAGCGAGTATGCCCGTTGACCTCCCCATCACGCCGCCGACGTTCCGCACGGTGCTCTCTCGCATCCAGGCCGACATTGCGTCGGACATGGGCGAGCAGGACGTGTACCTCAAGCGGACGTTCGCCAGGGCGGCGGCGCACGGCCTGGCGCGGGCGGTGCACTCGCTGTACGGGTTCGGCGCGCGGGTGGTCGCCGAGCTGCTACCGGTCACGGCGAAGAGCTGGGGCGTCCTGCGGTGGGCGCAGCTCCGGGGCCTGACGCGCACGGCGGCGACGGCGGCGACGGGTCAGATCACGATCACCCGAACCGGGACCGCGACCATCCCATCGGGGACCGTCTTCGTGCGCGAGGACGGCACCGAGTACACCCTCGACACGACGATCAGTTCGGGCGGCGCCGGCTCGCTGACGGCCAAGGCGATCACGGCCAGTGTCGCTGGCGCCGATGGGTCGCTCGACGTGGGCGACACGCTCACGTTCCAGACGCCCATCGCCAACGTCAACGCGACGGTTTCGGTCACGGCCGCGACGGCGGGCGCGGACATCGAGACGATCGACGCGCTCAAGATCCGACTGCTCGAGGACCTCGCCAGCCCGCCGCAGGGCGGGGCCGAGGCCGACTACGTGGCATGGGCGAAGGAACACTCGGCGTCGATCTCCCGCGTCTGGGTCTACGAGCACGAGCCGTACCTCGGCCAGATCACGGTGCGGTTCGCGCTGGTCGTGCCGGAGAACGGCGACTCGACGGACGTGATCCCGTCGGGCGGTGACGCGACGTCGCTGCAGACCTACCTCAGAACGAAGGCCCCGGCGCACGTTGCCGACTACGTCTATGCGGCAGCGCCGACGCCGAGAGCCATCGACATCGACGTGACGCTTTCGCCCGACACGTCGGACATCCGCGACGCCATCGAAGACTACGTCGACGACCTCTTCGCGACGCTCGACATCGCCCCGGGCGGGACGCTCTACCAGGACGACATCCGGGACGCGATCCGCCGGGCCATCAAGAGCGTCGACCCCGACGGGCAATTCGAGCTCAACACCATCGAAGGCGCGACCCCGGCCGACATCGACCTTGCCGATGGGGTCCTGCCGGTGATCGGCGTGCTCACCGAGGATGGGGGCGCCTGGTGAGCGAGGGCGCACCGGCTAGGCCCTGGGCGGGCAACGCGACCGAGTATGTCGCGGCCCTCGTTGCGCTCGCGGGCCGCGGCCGAGCGTGGGCGCCGCCGTCGACGTCGCGCACGGCCAAGTGGTGGCTCGGCGTGGCGCGCGAGCTCGTGCGGGCTCACGACTGGCTACGGGACCTTATCGACGAGCTCGACCCCGAGGCCGCGACCGACACGCTCGACGCGTGGGAGCGCTCGCTGGGTCTGCCCGAGTCGGGCGAGGTGATCGCCGCGAGCAACG